CCTTTAGAAAGCCAACCTTCCCTTTCTCCACGAATAATGTACGATAACGCACATGTTCGAGAGGGGGGAACTTCTGGATAGGCCGACCTCTCAATTGATTGAGACGTCGTTTATCAACTTTTTCCGCCAAATCAATGACGGACCGAAGTTGTGCAAAGGATAAATCCTGAGACTCCGGAGCCTCTTTTGAAGAGGTCTCCAGAGTTCCCAGAAGATCCAGAATGTCATTACTCGCCGGAGAACCGGCAAGAGCTATGTCATCATCGGTGAGGATACCAATTGGAATCCTCATCGCACGGATCGAATCAATCCCTGGCACCGGAAGAGACTTCTTGAATGTACTTAAGTAGTCATGGATGTAAACGTCGACTGCGTGACGGGAACTTTTCAAGTCCCGGCCAAACACTCGACCCAAACCACCATGACTAATTGGCACTGAAAGACTCCTAGGAGTCTTTCTTAATTCAAGGAGGTTCCTCCGGATAAACTCTCTCTTCAGCTCGGGAGAAGTACCATAGTAGAACTGCATTTCAGAAAAGCAGTTCGACAGGCTCTTCCCATACCGAGTTGAGAGAGAGACTTTTCCAGTATGTTGGACCTTTCCTTTAAAGAACAATTGAGAATTCACGGTACAGAAGTCCTTATCGATGAAATTCTTCCCTTGGGAGAGAGACAAACCCACTTTGGGTGCGTCCCTCTTCCAAGACTGGATAAACTCCTCAGATCCCAGGGCAACTATATCATCACCATTGATGAGATATTTACCCATCTCTGCTCCACTACGACTCACAATGAAGTCGTTTAAGAAACAGAGAAGTGGAAAACTGAGGAGACTACCCATCAGTTGACCTGAGGTTTGTTTTCCTGTCCCGAGACCGAATGGATATTCGATCTCGTGGGGGGAAACCTCATACCGGACCCACCTTTTGGTGGGTTCGTGGTCAATTTCGGAAAGTATTCCTTCGACAAGAGCATTAGTCACAGAGATCGGAAAGTTATCTGTGGCAGCGGTATAATCCC